CCACGATGTATGGTAACCAATGCACGTGCTTTGGGTGGACGCCCACTGACCGGTTCAGGTTGAACATGCACAAGCTTCCTTTCAGGCGGATGCCGAATAGTAGTGCTGTATAGAACCGGGTCCCCCTCCTTGTTCTGGATGTCTAGAGTGATAAGTGTTTCACCGACGCCAGAGTAGGACGTAGCCACAGTAGTGGGGGAGATGAGAGAGTCCAATAATATGTAAAGACAACAGAAGAATCCAGAGTCCAGCCAAATGTTCGTGGCGTGGCAACATGCTATCTTGAGAAAGAATTGAGGTAGTGTGGATAAATCCTAGGGAGCTTGAACTAGCCAACAACCTGCGCATACTCGTTATAAGTCGACTTGACAGGTGTTGGTGTAATAAGCTGAAGTAGGTCTTCTGGATGGTGTGGGTAAGGACGCAACCTTGGAGTACGGTTCCGCTGGAATTTGGAAACAAGGACCAAACCTATACACTGTCGTGAGATGAGGTGTCTTACCTGTGTGTGCCAAAAACATACGTAGTAGTCTAAACATGAGGTGTAACCTTTTTAGTTCCTGTTCTTTCGCCCCTTGTGCTTGGCAGGTCATATTGGATCACTTCATGTGGAAATGAATTGAATGTTTGCGCGCACAGGCACGTTTTAGTCAGCGTAGCCTCTGTCTGTTGTTCCGCGGTGTCTCTAATGGCGTTAAATCACGTCAGCAAACCGCCTTACTTTACATATCTCTCATCAACGGGGTAGCATGGAAATGACTAACCGCGGGAAGAGGAGCGTAGCGATGCGGAGTAGGCCCGCTGTAAATAGGCCTAAACAGACCCGGAGGGTCACACGGAGAGAGGGGAAGTTACGGACAGTTCGAAGAATGTCCACCCCTTCTGCTCCTCTTGGGGTTAGTGATGGTCTTGTGGTTAGGACATCACGCAAAACCTCAATGCGGCAAATGCTTGCAGGCATTCCTAAAGGATTTCTTAGAGAGTGTGCTGCAAAGTATTTTGCCGCCTTAGCAGCGCCTTGGAGCCCAGAAGCCCAAGGTTCCTGCATCCCTGATGGGAATGCCAGAGAGTCGCACTCTCGGCTTTTGGTAGAGCAACGTTGTTCACCAGCAACAGCACAGGATATGGCATGGTTGCCGTCTGCCCATCTGTTGCTGGAGACTTGCCATGTGTTTATTACACAGCGTCTCCGACATGCATCTCCCAAAACCTGTC